CAGCCGTCTGAGAAGAATTCTCAGCGGTCAGAGGATCGGCAGCAATAACAGTCTTGTCCAAACGGACCATTCTGCGCTTCCGACCCTTGGAGTCTTGATGCGAAATACGCATCTTGACAGTCTCGTCGGCTGAACGGTATGTCGAATCAGAGGTTCCAATGGAAACTCTGGGTAACGACACGGGTACAGCATTGATGGTAACTGACTGTGGATCTGCGAACATGGTAGACTTGCCTCCTAGTTAATGTTAAGATTGTTCCCGTGATACCACGGGCAGTCATTCCTGCGACTTACGTTCGAGATATCCCGAGCGCGGCAAGAATCGCCAATTGACTGGTAGAAAATCCATTCCAGTCAAGACCAAACCCATAAGGGGATGCAGCTGCACGTTCCTTCGTTTCGACAAAGAAGGTACCGTTCAGTCGCAACGACTTACCTATGGTAAGAGGTTGATCTTGTATAGTATTATACGAGATCCGCCTAGTACGCATAATGTAAGCGTATTTGGCCACAAGATTGTCGTAACTGGCAGCGCTAATGTTGGCCATTAAATCACCAACATTACCAAACCAATCGACCATCCATGACCAAGGTAACAGTTCCCAAGCAAGCGATGGAGTTATCTCCATCCCGTACAATCTCCGGAGTAAGCGTGAGGAGAATACACTCTTAGCTGGATCTGCATCCAAACTAGGAATGTAATACTTCCAAACAGACTTAAACCAGATTTTGTCGGAGACCGTTTTGGTCGTCTTGCTTATGGTCGGCGCATACCCAGGATAGTAGTATGATGATAGAACAGGATAAATCCTATTACCATCATTATACTGTATCGTTTCTGTGGTATTGCGCAATGTGCCACCCTTTCGATGCCATTTTCCGTTGTTTTTACGGATTCTGGCAACATAGTTATCGACCTTACAGGCTGTTTCATACCAGTCTATAATGTCTTTAACGAAAGGGCGCCAGCCAAACCGATAGTTCAGGTAATTAGAACCCAAGTCTTTAAATTGCTTGAGTCTAAACCTAAACATGCTAGGCATATCGCGTAACTCCGCGATAAATTGACCTAGCGATGCTTTGGACTTGGTCGGCCTGAATTTATTCCAGGCCGTGGCACCAAACGTCATTGCGGTAGGCGTACTTAAGCTCTGCCAATCGCCATAAAGGCTTGGCGGCTTCGAAAAGACGAACGATCCAACATACCTGTTATAATTAGGTATCTTGAACTCACCAGTAGCAACTACTGTATGAGGGCAAGATTGC